ATACTTATGGTAATCATTCTTATAATGGTCATGCTAAAAAAGATGAAGCATATAGAAATGATATGACTAATTTTGGTATCTTAATGGAAATTAGAGGTATAGATAAACCATTTGATTGGTCAAGAGAAGCAGTTAAAAAATTACAAATAGGAGAAACTGGTACATATTACTCGCCTAGTAATAGGATACCTTCAAAAACATCAGAAGGTAATTTAGTTAGATGTGTTGTAGTAGAAAACACAGAACCTTTATTTGATGCATTAGGAGAACACGCTAACCATATAATAGATTTTATTAGGGATATGACAAAAGTATTCCCAACATTAAAAGATGATTGGGGTATTTACATGCCTGAAGTAAAATATTTATCACCTGAACCTTTAGTAAATTACGAAAATTTAAGTCTTACTAGGTTTCCTAATGTTTATTTCGTAGGTGATGCATTATCAGCAAGAGGTATTACAGTATCAGGAGCTCAAGGTACTTATGTAGCTGAAAGTATATTAACAAAAAAAGAATATCCTGAATTCGTAGAAACAGCAAATTTTTAAAATATGAGAGATTTTGATCAATTAGATGTAGAAGGATTTAAAAGAACCGGAGGAGATAAAAAGTTTAAAAGAAGAAAAGTAAGTAGGGTTGAAGAAGATGGTTCTAAAACAATTGCCTATACATTAGAAATAAATGGAGAAAATAAATTACATAATTGGGAAGGTCCTGCTTTAATTAATGAAAAACAAAAATTAAAAGAATATTATTTGAATGGAATTAAATATGATTTTGAAAAATGGAAAGACATTAAACAATCTGGAGAAGGATTACCTTGGTATAAACAATCAGGATCAACAATAAAAACATCAAGATTTTAATATGAAAATAGGTTTATGTGGAACAATGAGTGTAGGTAAAACTACATTAGTAAATGCTTTAAAAAAAGAATCTATATTTAAAGATTACATTCTTAGAACAGAACGTAGTAAATACTTAAGTTCATTAGGGATACCTTTAAATACAGATAGTACTTTAAAAGGTCAATTAGTATTTGCTGCTGAAAGAGCAGCTGAATTAATGCTACCAAATATAATCACAGATAGAACTATTATTGATGTAATGGCATTTTGTGCTTTATCTAAAGCTATGAGCATAACAGAAAAAAACTCTTTAAAAGATACATTATGGCACCTTATAAGAGAATATGATGTTATTTTTTATATAGATGATCTTTCTATACCTATAGAAGATAACGGGGTTAGAGAAACAAATAAAGATTATAGAATATCTATAGATAGTAAAATAAGAGAAATAATAACAGAATATAGAGACCAATGCAAAATAGTAAATATATCTGGTACTACAGAAAATAGAGTTGATCGGATAAAATCGGTTTTAGATAATATGTATTAATATATGCCTCAATCTAATATTAAACAAATAATAAAGCAAGAATACTTAAAATGTGCAAAAGATCCTGTATATTTTATGAAAAAATATTGTATGATTCAACATCCTACAAGAGGTCGTATTCAATTTAATTTATTTACATTTCAAGAAAAAGTTTTAGGTTTATTAAATAAAAATGAAAGAAATATTATACTTAAATCAAGACAATTAGGTATATCTACTCTTTCAGCAGGTATGTCTTTATGGTATATGCTATTTCAAAAAGATATAAATGTGCTTGTTATTGCAACTAAACAAGATACAGCTAAAAACTTAGTAACAAAGGTAAAATTTATGTATGAAAATTTACCCTCTTGGCTTAAGCTTGGTTTTGAAGAAAATAATAAATTAGCTCTCCGGCTTAAAAATGGTTCACAAATTAAAGCAGTATCAGCGGCAAGTGATGCTGGTAGATCAGAAGCCATTTCTTTGCTAATAATTGATGAGGCTGCTTTTATTGAAGAAAATAGAATAGAAGAAATTTGGGCATCATCACAACAAACATTATCAACTGGGGGTAGAGCAATTGTATTATCTACACCTAATGGAACTGGAAACTTTTTTCATAGAATGTGGGTTAAAGCAGAAACAGGAGAAAATGGATTCTTACCTATTAGATTACCCTGGACAGTACATCCTGAAAGAGATCAAGCATGGAGAAACCAACAAGAAGATGAATTGGGTCCTAGAATGGCTTCTCAAGAATGTGATTGTGATTTTACAACCTCAGGTAATACTGTTTTTGCTCCTGAATTATTAAATCATTATGAAGCTACTACTATATGTGATCCTGTAGAAAGAAGAGGGATAGATGGAAGTTTTTATGTATGGGAATATCCTGATTATAATAGAAATTATATGGTAGTGGCCGATGTAGCAAGAGGAGATAGTCAAGATTATTCTGCTTTTCATATTATTGATATAAAAGAAAGCAAACAAGTAGCAGAATTTAAAGCACAGATAGGTACTAAAGAATATGGACATATGTTAGTAGCAGTAGCTACTGAATATAATAATGCATTGTTAGTAATTGAAAACGCAAACATAGGATGGAATACAATACAAGTAGTTATAGATAAAGGATATAAAAATTTATATTATTCCCCTAAAGGAGATGCCGCTACAAATGCAGATGCTTTTTTAGCTAAAGGGCATGATATAATAGATACTACTAAAATGGTTCCTGGATTTACAATGTCTTTAAAAACAAGACCTTTAGTAATAGGAAAATTAGATGCTTATTTAAGAGAAAAATCAATTACTTTACAGGGAAAAAGAACAATGGAAGAAATGAGAACTTTTATATGGAAAAATGGAAGAGCAGAAGCCCAAACAGGATATAATGATGATTTAGTTATGGCTTTAGCTACAGCATGTTATGTTAGAGACACAGCACTTAAATTTGCACAACAAGGTTTAGATATAACAAATGCTGCATTAGGCAACTGGAAACGTAGTACTCCTGCTATTTATACCAGTAACCCAGATAAAAAAACAATAGGATGGACACAAGATATGGGAGATAAAGGTCAACAAGATTTGACTTGGCTTCTAGATTAATATGTATTAAAAAACAACAATATGGCAGATACTAGTTTATTTTCAAGACTACAAAGGCTTTTTTCAAGCGATGTTATTATTCGTAACATAGGAGGAAAAAGACTTAAAGTAATGGACACAGCAAGAATCCAAAAATATGGAAATCTTGCAACCAATTCTTTATATGATAGATTTACACGTTTACACAGACCTGTAGGATCCTCATTACAATATAACCCAACACTTAATTACCAATCAATGAGGTTGCAGCTTTATAGTGATTATGAAGCTATGGATTATGATCCTATTATAGCAGCAGCTCTTGACATAATTTCTGATGAAACTACAGCTAGAAACGAATATGGAGATGTATTAAATATTAATTCTTCTGATGAAAATATTAGAAAAGTGCTGCATAACTTATTTTATGATGTTCTAAATATTGAATTTAATCTTCCTACTTGGGTTAGAAATATGGCCAAATATGGAGATATGTATTTAAAATTAGAAGTATCTGAAAAATTTGGTATATATAATGTTATACCCCTTTCAGTTTATGAAGTAGTAAGAGAAGAAGGAACTGACCCTGAAAACCCTTCTTATACAAGATTTACACTTGACCCTAATGGATTAGCAAGTGGTGCTACAAATACTATTAGAAGAGACCAATTTACATTAGAAAACTATGAAGTAGCTCATTTTAGATTATTAACAGATTCTAATTATTTACCTTATGGTAGAGCTTTTCTTGAGCCTGCTCGTAAAGTATTTAAACAATTAATGTTAATGGAAGATGCTATGTTAATACATAGAATAATGAGGGCTCCAGAAAAAAGAGTATTTTATATCAATATAGGTAACACTGAAGCCGATAAAGTAGAACAATTTATGGCGGATACTGCTAATAAAATGAAAAAAACACCTTATATAGATCAAAATACAGGTGATTATAATCTTAAGTTTAATATTCAAAATATGACAGAAGATTTCTTTATCCCTATTAGAGGTAATGATGCAACAACAAGAATTGATACAACTAAAGGTTTAGATTATGATGGTACTGGTGATATTGAATATTTAAAAGCTAAAATGATGGCTGCTCTTAAAATACCTAAACCATTTCTAGGGTATGAAGAAGGAGTAGAAGGAAAATCAACATTAGCAGGTATGGATATTAGATTTGCAAGAACTGTAGAACGTATTCAAAGAATAGTAGAATCAGAACTTCAAAAAATAGCTTTAGTTCATTTATATTCACAAGGTTTTACAGATGAACAGTTAGTTGATTTTTCATTAGAACTAACAACTCCTTCTGTAGTATATGAACAAGAAAAAATAGAATTATTTACTGCTAAAACTACAGTAGCCCAAACAATGATAGATAATAAAATATTTAGTAAAGATTGGGTTTATGAAAATATATTTGGAATGAGCCCAGATGAATATGATGATCAAAAAGAAGATATACTTAATGATGCTATGCAAAAATTTAGAATATCTCAACTTGAAAATGAAGGAAATGATCCAGTAGAATCAGGAATATCCTATGGTACTCCACATGATTTAGCTTCATTATATGGTAATAAAAGAGACAAAGCAGTAGGACCTGCTCAAGTACCAACAGGTTATGATGAAAAAAATCCAGGACGTCCTGTAGAAGATCCTAAGAAATATGGTTCAGATAAAGGTAATTTTAGTAGAGATCCTTTAGGTAAAAAAGGATTAGAAACAGAACCTGTAGAAAAACCTACAAATACTAATAAAATTACTACTTTAGAAAGAACAAACATTAAAAAATCTCTACAAAAAATCAAAAAGAAAAAAGAAATTTTAAACGAAACAGAAGAAACAGGGCTTTTATCTGAAAAGAATATCAAGTCTTAGAGATATTTCTATATTTATATATAGATAAAATTATTAGTGCACTATAATGAAACAAAAACATTCTAAGTACAAGAATACTGGAATTTTATTTGAACTCCTTACTAGACAGCTAACAGCTGAAACTATAGCGGGAAATTCATCTAAATCTTTAGACTTTTTAAAAAAACATTTTAACAGTAAAACAGAACTATTTAAAGAATATCAAATATATCATACACTTTCTACTCAAAAATATAAAAAAGAAAGTCAAGCAACAATGTTGATTGAAGAGTTAATAAAAGCTCATAAAAATTTAAATAAAAGCCAGTTAAGGAGAGAAAAATATAACCTAATTAAAGAAATTAAAGATACATATAATGTAAATAATTTTTTTAAATCAAAAATAAATAATTATAAGGTAATGGCTTCAATTTTTAATTTACTTGAAAGTAAAGAAGCTTCTCCTATATCTATAGTTAAATCAAAAACAACTCTTTTAGAACACATAATTTTAAAACCTATAAAAGTTGAAACTGACTCTGTTTTAGAGCATTATAGTAAGCAAGATAAAAATACTCAATTAATTACTTATAAAGTAATATTAGAAAAATTTAATAATAAATATTCTAATTTAGCTAATAATCAAAAATTATTATTAAAAGAATATGTTAATAATGTTACTAATAGTCCTTCTCTTAAAGCTTATATAAACCAAGAAATAAAACAAGTCAAAAAGGAGTTAACAAAATATTCAAAAAAGGTAGAAGATAAAGCAGTAGCTATTAAATTAAATGAAACAAAAGAATTAATAAACCCTGTTCATAAAAAATCATCAGTACAGGATGATAATGTTACAAATTTATTAAATTATTATGAATTAATTAACGAATTAAAAGAGATCCATGGCTAAAAAATTTGATATACACAAATGGAAAAGCTTCTTACATGAAGCTGATAACTTTACTCCAGATTTAGAGGATGATGACTTAAAAAGATCTAAAATCCAACAAATGATGGCTAAGGAGAAAGGAAATGCTACACCAGTTGACGGAGGAATGAATCAAGGTGATTACGATAAAGTAGTAGACCTATTAGATAGATATTCATTAGGTGAACTTTTAGATGCTGCAGTTGAATTTTATCAAAATGGGGGAGAAGATGAATCAGCTGAATTAGCTAATAAATTTGCAACAGATTTTAGAAAATTTTTAGATAGTAAAGATGGGGGTGATGAAGGGTTCCCCTTTGGAGATCCTTTAGCTGATTTTCCAGAATTAAATGAAAATGAAGAAAACATACCTGAACTATCTGATCAAGAAAAAGATAACCTTCATGATATGGTTATAGAATTTGCTAGAAAATTAACAGATGTTCGTGGAGGAAATTATTCAGGTGATAAATTATTAGCAGCACTTCAACATGTAACTTTAGAGATAGAAAATTTGGAACCAATGATATACGATGATGAAGATGGAGATGGTATCCCTGATGAACTAGAGAATGATGAAGAATTAGAAGAACAAAATACTTTAGCTGCTGCAGGTAGTGGAACCTCAATTACTACAGGTAATAGTGATGCTATAGCAACACCAAGAGCTTTTGCTAAAAGTAAAAAAGATTGGGAAAATAAAAATAAAAAATTTGCTGAGTAATGGCTAAGTTCAACATACATGAATGGAGAAATAACCACCTGTATGAGGACCCCCAAGTATTGTTAAAAGAAGATTTATGGTCTAAGGTAAAAAAAGGTCTTAGTAAAATAGGAACCTTAACTAAAGGGGGAACATGGGATCCTTGGAAAGGTAAAAAATTAAAAGGAAAAGCCGAAAAAGAAATAGGTGATTTAATAGATAAGGGATCAGAAAGCGTAATAGCTGATTTAGATAGTGAAATAAAAGAAAAATACCCTGAATTTCCTAACATGGAAAGTAATGAGGATTTTACTCAAGGTCTTGAAGTAATAGCTGCCCATTATGATACTATAGCTAATGCTATAGAGCAAGGAGATTTAGAACAAGAATCTGGTAATTATATAATATGGGATTTAAGAAAATATTTAGAAAAATCTATAGATTATGATTTAGCTTCAATATATAGAGTATTTACAGAAGCAGAAGAAGATGAAGAAGATGTATTAAAAGGAGGTAGATATTCTAAAACTCACGGTGTATTTAAAAGTAATAAACTTCCTTTAAGTTTAGCTTTAATGGGACTATCTACATATGGGTTAGCTTTAATAGCCCAATCAGATTGGTTAGCAAATTTATTAGGTAGTGGTGAAGAATTAGACATAGCAGAAGAAGCAGAAGCTGTTTTTGGGAATATACAACCAGGAGAAGGAATGACCCAAATAATGTCTAGATTATTTGATAATATAGATTTAGACCCTTCTTCTACAGGAGCTGAATTTACAGAAGCTGTAGAATCGATAGGAGGTGTTGATGCTTTAGAAGGCATATTTTCTGATCCAGTAGCAGGTACACAAGCAGTAGAAGCTATAATGAGCAACCCTGACTTAGCAGGAGCACCATTATCAGATATTTTTGTAGCCGAATC